TGTTTTTTTATTCCAAGAAAAGACCCATAATAATCAACGCCGTTGATGAAATTATATTTATGAATTAATAAACTTGAGAGAAATGAAAAAAACCCATCAACATAAGCAGAATTGTTGTAATCTAACAATTTTGGATGCACATTTCCAATTTCAGTTGTAGTTGTTAATTTTGGCAAATTAAATAATGTTGGATCATTTATATTATATTTTCCAATTAAATATTTGAATGGATCCAATAATGGTGCCATCTTGAAAAATAATTGTTTCTTTTTTGTTTTTGATGTGTGTAAGTTTTGAATGACACAATTATATAAATTTTTATTATCAGTTGCACAGTTTTTAATATCCGTTAAAAACCAACTATGATTAAGATTTACAGCGTTGTAATTTGTATCATTTAACAAGAAAAACCTATTGTAAATGGGTGCATAGTTTTGAATGTCTGAGAGAAAAGTCAAGTTTTCCTTTTGGAGCAATTTGAACAAATCGCCGTTTTTTCTCTTCTCATAATTAATTTTAAGAGTGTCGTTATCCATTAGCTAAATAAAATATTAATAATATTAATTTTTAACTTATTTGCTAATTTACTTTAGAAGTTTTGTCTAAATGAATTAAGAATTCAAAATTAAAATTTATCATTTCAATGTTACTATGCGTATTCCGATTTAAATGAATTTTCTAAACAAAGAATAATATGACTCTGGAACTAAAGAAATTTGACATGAAAACAATTAGTTTTAAACCAAATGAATCAAAGGGTCCTGTTGTAGTGCTAATTGGTCGAAGAGATACAGGTAAGTCATTTCTTGTAAGAGACTTACTTTTTTATCATCAAGATATCCCTATAGGCGTCGTTGTAGCAGGAACTGAAGAAGGTAACGGGTTCTATGGCAAGATGGTTCCAAAATTATTTATTCACAATGAATACAACACTGCAATCATTGAAAATATTCTAAAGCGACAAAAATCTGTTTTGAAGCAAATTAAAAAGGAAATGGAGACATTTAAACGAAGCACAATTGATCCGCGAGCATTTGTTATTCTTGATGATTGTCTTTATGATGGTGCATGGACTCGCGATAAAATGATGCGTCTCCTCTTTATGAACGGGAGACATTGGAAGATCATGCTTATCATCACAATGCAATATCCGCTAGGCATTCCCCCCACACTGAGAACCAACATAGATTATGTTTTTATTTTGAGAGAACCATACATTGCAAATAGGAAGCGCATTTACGAAAACTATGCGGGAATGTTTCCAACATTTGAGTCCTTTTGTCAGGTCATGGATCAATGCACTGAGAACTTTGAATGCCTTGTGATAAATAACAACGCAAAATCTAACAGACTGCACGATCAAGTGTTTTGGTATAAGGCAGATTCACATAATGACTTCAAATTGGGATCAAAAGAGTTCTGGGACCTAAGTAAAGATATACACTCGGATGAAGAAGACGAGAAATATGACCCAAATAATGTAAAAAAGCGGGGTCAAGGACCCAAAATCAGTGTTAAAAAGACCAAATGGTAAATTCATGCTTTTGAAAATCTTGATTTATTAAATTAAAAACAAGATTTTTAACTCTATTAGTTTTAATTTTATTCCAACAATTAAAATGCAAACCCACCCTTTTGAATAATTTCTTCAATTTTGTCTTCAATTTTGTTGATTTGTTGTCGGAGCAAAGCAACCGATCCTATTCCGGTTTGTTTTACATCTGGCGGTAATTCACCATTATGACTTTTGGTATATTCTAAAACAGTTTGCATCATTTGAATAAATTCTGCAGGATTAATTTGTATTTTTGAGAACTCTTCGGCATTTTCTTTGACAAATGCAATTTGTTGTTCTATATTCTGAACATTTTGTTGGACAACTTCTTGGCCGCCAATCTTTCTTGAACGCCTAGTATATCTTTTTTTGCCTTTAATAATTTTTCTTCTAATTGTTTTCCTTCCCTTCTTCATTAATATAAAATATATAGATAATTATATTTTATATTTGCGGTTTATATTTGCGGTTTATATTTGTTGGTTATATTTTACTTGGCTTTACTCTTCCTTTGCCTTAATAGAAAATGGACCACTTAAAAGCTCACTTTGACCATTGTCGGTTTTACCAATGATAATATTTTCACCCTCAAACAATTCAGCACGAATATCTGCAGCAGAAATACTTTCTTGGTCCTTCATTGTCTTTTCTTGAGTATTCATGTTGCCCACGCCGATTAAATTGCCATCAGCGTCAATATTTTGCGTGAGTGTAGCACCGGTCTTTTCAGCATTCTTAATATTTTCTTCAATCGCCTTTTTCTTTGTTTCTTTCACGCGTTGGTCAAACGCCGACTTTGCAAAAGACTCGTTCTTATTCTTTTCATGCATCAATTGATTCAATTCATCCTCCATGTATTCCACGCGTCCAGTCTTGTAAGCCTCTGGATCCCAGGGCATCCACAAACCAACTGGGCCAACAAACACATCGTGATTTTCATCAATTTCCCTGAGCATCTTGCATCTCAGCTCAGCCTCTTCCATCGTAGGATACACGCCGCGAATCTTAATTCCACGAGTAGATGTTTGAAAATTGTATTTAAGATTGAAAGCGTTCTCAAGCTCTTCTTCATTTTGATCCATAAAAGTCTTGTAATCATCTTCCATGTTTCCCTTGCACATTAATTCTTGCTCTTCGCTTAAGAATTCCTTAAAGTCCTTTGAAATCTCGTCAAACGATAACTTGTATTTGTAACTAACAAAGTTCAAAAACTGAATAAACTTTTCCATACTTTTAGAAAATTCCCATTTCTTTAGGAACTCTTCAAAAAGAAATAACTCCTTTTGTTTAACAATTTTTTCAGGAGAAATAAAAGAAATACAAACAAATTTTTGTCCTGCAATTTGTTTATCTTCATCCAAAACATCCACATATTTAGGGTTAATATTACCCGTATCGGTTTTCTTCTTTTCAAATCCACGAGATTCATTAGAATCTTCTTGCTTCTTTAGTTTAGACTGAGCTCCCATTTTATTATTAAGACGTCTTTATTTTAAGTTTTTTTTATCGCATAATATATTTTTTTCTTATTTATTAATATAGATGTTTGATATTACTGAGCTTGTCAAAAGAGTCATTAAGTATTTGGTGGAAGGTTTAATGGTTGCAATTGCTGCATATGCTATTCCTAAACGTTCTTTGAACATTGAAGAAATCTGCTTATTGGCATTAACTGCCGCTGCTACATTTAGCATTTTAGACACATACGTTCCCAGCATTGGTGTGACCACTCGTTCTGGTGCAGGATTTGGCATTGGTGCCAATCTTGTGGGGTTCCCCGGTGGGCTTTAAATTAGCCCGTTGTAGCAATAACAATCCAATAATATGATAATTAATTATATCACATTATTTTATAAAGAAATGGTAAAAAAAACTAGAAAAAATAGAGGGGGGCAACCTACTCCACCATCACCCGTATCTAATGCCGATGACAGTGTTCATTATTTAGACGATGATGACCAAATGTCTGTATCTGATGCCCAAGATAGTTCAATTGGAAGCCAAATTAATTCATCTCAAGGTTCATTGCATATGAGCGATTTACAAGGTGACAGTGATGCGGCCAATACAACAACTGAACCATATAGCCCAAATAGCACAAATAGCACAAATTATTCTGGTTTATCTGGTTTATCTGATTTGCCTGCAGGGTTTGTTCAAGCCCCTGGAGCAGCGCAGGTGCAAACTTCAATTGACAGTGCTGCGACTGATGAATCAATGGACGCGGCGGGTGGAAAAAGAAAAACAAGAAAAGGAAAGAAATCAAGAAAAGGAAAGAAATCAAGAAAAACAAGAAAAGGAAAGAAATCAAGAAAAACAAGAAAAGGAAAGAAAAGCAAAAGAAGAAATTAAATTTAGATTATCGTGTCGGAAGAGACTGAACTCCAGAGGCGATAAACAAAAAGTGTTTGTATTATTTACATTTTTAACTTGAAATTACATATACGGATAATAGAGCTAACAATACTCCAAAACCCTTTTTGATGGTTAGTTTTTCACTGAAAAATAAAATACCAGATGCAATCACCAACAAATCTGATAATATTTTCATTATAATATAAAAAGTAATAATATCACCTTTTTCAAAAACATTTACATAACTAATTATTGCTAAAATATAAGATAAAATACTTAAAAAAAGTAAAAATTTTTGTTTTGATTCTGTATACATTTTTATAAGAGTTACGGGAATAGCGCCAGCTAATGCTCCAAACAATACCCAAAAAATAAGTTTTAAATCCATTTATATTATATATTAAATATATATTAAATATATAATAAAATAAATAATATTTTTTAGCTTGGCATTTATAATGCGTGCCGCTTTAAATAGTTGCAATAAACTCCCAATCTAGTTCTTCACATATCTTTTTCCAAATTGTGTCTTGTTCAATCAACTTTTCCCTATCTTTTAACATGGGTATCTCGGGTAAATAATGGTGTTCTCCGAGTAGTTCAAATAACTTGTATAAAACGTAATAGTAATGCAAGAAATTTACGCGATAATCTGGACAATGTTTTGCATATGGGTATTGAATTTCCATAAAAAAATTACACAATGTTTCTTCCAATTCTTGAGAAATAATTGGAGGTTTAATGCCAAGTTTATCCTTGATAAAATTAATGTGTTCGTAATACTTGTTGTATCCCAATTTTTTGAGAATTTCTTTTGTCTTGTAATAGGTAAGCTTAGAATATTCAATGCGTTCCTTTTTAATTTGCTGTTTCAGATTTTCAATAACTTCAATGGGTATTTGAGTCGTTTCTTTTCCCTGAAATTGTGCCAAAATTTCTTTAAAATGATTAATTTTTTTATAAGCATAAAAGCAGACTTCTTTTGGCGGTTCTTTGTATGATGGCTTTTCATTTTCTATTAAGTATTGCATATTCTTAGAACATACGTTGCAAATTAATACACCTTCATCATCCATCGGAATTAATTCACCTTTAAAACACGATTGACATACATCAGTTGGACGCAAAAATGCATTAATATCTAAAAACGACTCATCAATATTGCTAAGATATTTTTGAAAAATATTATTATTTTTACTTTCTATAACACTAGAATTATCTG